TTTTGTGCCGACGCCGGAACTGGACGGCGGCAATGGCCACGGACGAGAAAAGTATTCGAAGGAGCACAGTGACCGGGCGCGGCAAATCTGCGAGGCCAAGGCCATGCGCGGAGAGTCACCGGACTACACCGCCACGCTGGCGGAAGTCCGGGCCGGGAAAGCGTCGTAAACGGTTGATCTTGAGTTGGGGGCCTTACGGCCATTGGTTCATACACAGAACAGAGGAGTAAATCATGTCCAGTCTCGCCGCCCACCTGCAAGCCAGCGGAACGATCCGCTCGGCGCGGTTTTGCAAAGTCTCGGGGGATTTCACCGTCGCCGAATGCGACGCCGGAGAAAAGGTGATTGGCGTGTCCCAAGTCGGTTCGAAGACCGCGCCCATCCCCAGCGTCACGACCCCCGTGGCTGCGGAATCCGGCGACTCACTCCAACTTCACGGGCCCGGGGCGCTCTGCAATCTGACACTCGGCGGCACGGTCACGGCCGGCGACTGGCTGATGTCGGACGCGGACGGCAAGGGAGTGCTGGCCACCGACGGCAATTTCTACGGCGCGCAGGCCCTCCAGGGCGGTGCGACGGGCCAGGAAGTGCTCGTGCAGGTCCAACTCGGATACCTCGAAAACACGTAAACCGTACACGGGCGTTGGGTGGCAGCACTGGCGGGCGCTGCGAATTTCAGACAGATCGAAACCAATAGTAGGAGAGAGCCATGCCTGCCGTCTACCCAAGTGCCAGTAACGTCTTTGTTCGGGACCACGACGCGTCGAACAAGATGGTCATTGACTTCGCGCGCAACATCAAATCGTTCGCGGTCAATCGGTACATGCAGATTATCCCGGTCAAGAAGATCGCTGGTTACTACCTCGAAATGACAATCGAGGAAGCCGGCCGCATCCAGTTCACGGATTTGAAAAACTTCGTCTGGTACGACGGCCAGGCGGCACCGGAAGGCTTGGACGGGACCGAGTCGTTCCAGTACAAGGAGTTCACGTGCGTCCGGTACGCCTACCCCTTCCAACTGGGAGATTTGACAGTCGACCAGGCGAGTTGGGACATTCTGGCGCAACACGCCAGCATCAAGGCCCGCCAGGCCATGACGGCCCGGACACAACTGGCCGTGGGCGTGATGACCACGACGGGCAACTACGATGCGTCGCACGTCCTGGACGTGACCACAATCGCGGGCAATACCGGGAACTGGGCCCAGTCCACGACAGCCCGGCAGGACATCAAGCGGTCGTTAAATACGGCTGCGGAGTTGATTCTTGACGACACTCTTGCCGCGGTCGAGCCAGCCGATTTCATTCTCGTGATTTCGTCCTCGCTCGCGGCCGAAATCGCGCAGAGTCAGGAGCTGGTGGATTACATCAAGGGCAGCCCGGACGCCTACGCCCAGATTCGTGGCGAGCTGCCAAACCGGAACGCCTTCTACGGGATCCCCGAGAAGATTTACGGCTTCACGGTCGAAGTTGAGGCAACCCGCAAAGTCACAACCCGCAAGGGACAGACAACGTCGCGCAGCCAAGTGCTGGCCAAGGGCACGCCGTTCTTGTGCTCGCGGCCGGGTGGGCTGGTGGGTGTGGCCGACGCCCCCAACTTCTCGACTGGTGTGATTTTCGCGCAGGAGGAAATGACCACCGAGACGCTCCGCGATGCCCCTAATCGCCGCACGACTGGGCGCGTGGTGGAAAACCTCGTGAGCAAAGTCGTGGCGCCGGCTTCGGGCATCCTGTTCACCAGCGCGGCATAAACCAACGCGACGCCCGGGGACGCCCTCCGGGACACTCCGGGGCGTCCCGCAGCCTTCCGCCGGCCGCGGGCGCCCTTTTTTGTTCACCGGATAAGGGAAGGCAAGGTAATGGCCTACGCGAGTGCCGCCGACATGATCGAGCGATACGACGAATCGCTCCTCAAGGATTTGTGCTCGGACGACGGCACGCCGGCTACGGACCTCAACACCGATCGCAAATTGTCCACGGCCATCGCCGGGGCCTCGGGGCGTGTCAACGCCGCCTGCCAGGTGGGGCGACTGTACTCGCAGGACACGCTCTTAGTCTTGGCTGGCGACGCTGCGGCACTGCTCAAGGACGTTGTGTGCGGGCTGGCCATGACGCGGTTGTTCGGACGCCGGCCAATGGATCAAGACCGCCGGGCCGGGTACTCGGCGCAACTCGAAGAGTGGGAGGATTACCTGACCAAGCTCCGCAATGGCGAGCGCATCTTTGACGTCGCCGAGAATCTAGCCGCCAGCACGCCGGCCGTCGAAGGCCCGACGATGCTCGAACAGCAAAACCTCAATCTCGTGACCAGCCGCATGCGCGGGTACTACCCGGCGCGTAGCAAATCTTTGCCGCTCGACCGCGGGGGAGGATAACCCATGCCGATCACTGTCCACAATGCCGGCGCCGCCCTCATCAAAATCCAGCCGTACAACGGCTCGCTGCAGGAGTTGGGCTACACGCGCAACGGCGCGGACATTACCACGCAAGGGTTTTTCGCCGACGTGCCAGGCGACCAGAACGGCGGCGATCAGGGCCCGCCGATTGATATTCAGAACTTCGGCGAAATCGCCCACATTCGGCTGGAACTGACGAAGTGGGACCAGACGGTTTACAATTTGCTGAAAGCCCGCATGGTGGGTGCCACGGCCGGCACGCCCCCGACGTCTGGAAACTTCATGTTTCAGGGCAACCTGTACCATCGGCTGGTAGTGGCGGCGGTGAACCTCCCGCGCAATTTCCCATGCGTGGCGTTCCGCGAACCATTTACCAAAAACTTCGGGACGCGGTTCGCGGTCGCCATCGTGGAGGCGATTGCGTACAAACATCCAGAAACCGGGATCTTGTACAACGAAGTCATCACGTAGGCGGGCTGCGGAAAGGGCGTAGGTCTGGCGATGTGGCGGACACTGACGAGATGGTGGCGGGCGCGCCGGGCGCGCGGCGAGCGAGTGCTCTTTGAATTCTTCGACGGTCGCAGCTTCCGGCGGGCCGATCCGTGGCAAGTTTACAGGGCCATCACGAATGATCCGCACTTCGACTTCGAAAATCACATGCCCTTCGTCTTGGAGGGCCAAGAGCCCGAAAGTACCCACTGTCTGGAATGCGTCTGCCGCGCTTTTAGCGTGGCTCGATTCGATGGTCGCTGGGGTCTCACGGACCATGAATTGCTCGCGCTTCTGGACACGTTTCTTGTGTTCTGCGAAGACCTCAAAAAAAAAGTCAACACTGGGCCGATCTCGTCGCGACCTATGGCCTCGACATCCTCGACTGGCCCGGCGGACCAGCCCGTTCCTACGAGCTGATATTCGCCCTGTGGCTGCTCTCGGAGCGAGTCGGTACGCGGCGGTCGCTCATAGTCTTGGATGGTGTGAAAGGCGCTCTGGCTCCGGGCATCGGGTATCGGTTCTTCGCGGCTGCCTACGATACACCCGAAGAGGCGCTCGCCAGACACGAACTCCATGCCGATAAACTACGCTGGGAGCAATCCCAGCAGCGGAACCAACAGGAGCTAGGGCTCGGATGATCGGCGCCATTCTCAGAACGATTGCCACGCTGGCCAGCCAATCCGGTGCGCGAGCGTTGGGTGCGACGGTGGCCCGCTCGGCGGTGCGGGGGGCGGCGCAGCGCACATTGGCCCAGGCGGGGCGGTCCATGCTGGGGCGCGGCTTCCAAGTGCTCGAAAACTCCACGTTGGGCAGTGCCCGCGAAATGACGGCGGCGCTGGCCGGTCAGGGACAAGCGGCAGCCGACGCGGCGCTCGAGGCGAAAGTCATGGGCACCCAGCCCGCTGCGCCGGGCTTCTTGGATCGGCTCACGGAGCGGTGGGATAAGGTGCGTCAGAGCGCCCGGCAGGCCCGCTACAACATGACGCCCATCGAGGACCAGACGAAGGGCCTGACGATGGAGCAACGCGCCCAGCGGTTGCAGGAATCCGGCCGGATGTTGCCGACGGGCCCCGTGGCGATGCAAACCGGAACGCCCGCGCCGTCCCTGGAACAAATTGTCTCCGCCAGCGAGCAGGCGGAAGAAAAAGCCCGCCAAGAGGCGCAGCAAGCGAAGGAGCAACAGGGAGGGGGCTTGGGAGGAAAACTGCTCAAAGGGCTGATTCTGGGCCCGACAACCATCTTCTTTCCGGTCGAAGAGGCGCTCCGGCATTTCGCGGAGCGGATTGCCGATAGCAACCGCGGCCTCGTGAAGTTCAACGCCCAAATCGCGGAATCGTTCGCGCGGCGCGATGTCGGCGAACTGCGGGCGCAATTCAAGCTGGCGCAGGCTACCAGCGGCAGCGCGACCATGCTCAACGATCAACTAGCCACACTGATCGAGGACATCCAACCTTTCCGCAACGCGCTGGGCACGATGCTGAACCTGCTCGGCACCGGGATGGCACTCGGAGCGCGGGGCTTGGCAATGCTGATGAAGATGCACCCGGTTATCGCGTTGGGCGTCGATCTGGCCGAGAAGATCGAGAACAACACGAAAAAGACGCGTGACGCAGAAATGCAAGCCCAAACAAAGGATTTTCTCCGGGACATCCAAAGCGGCCTCTATGCCCAGCCGGCCAGCGTTAAGCCGTCCGTCGGGCGCGGGAGGCTGCCGACATGAGCCGCGGAACCGACGTGCTCTACAACGGCGTGGCCCTGCGCAACGTCACGACGCGAGAATTCGAACAAGAGTTCGTGCTGGATCCCAGCGGTACGGATCTGATTGGAACTCGCGTGCGGATGAGTTTCGAGTGCTACGTGCATATCCAGAACTTGGGGACGATCCTGCACGGGGCCGGGGCCACAATTTTACCGCACCCGAATCTGATGCTGGCGGACGTGCGGCGCCGGCTCGAACAGCCGCGCGGCGTGCTCGTGATCGACACGAACGGCACGAATCTGTTTACGATCAATCCAGCAATTACGCCCGCGCTCGTGGCCCAAACCGGCACAGACGTCGCCAACGGACCACATCCTCGCAGCCTGCGCATTACGTCCGTCATCCCCGACAAGACGTTTCGCATCGTCTACACAATCGAGTTTATGACCTCGAATTGTCTGGATGGCTCGCCCCCGAACGTCGTGATTAACAACCGCTGGACCGTGACCGAGGAAATGGACCCCACCTTTTTCCGCACGCGCCGGATTGCCGGGCGGATCCGCTTCAGCTCGGCGGGCTGGGCAGGACATGCCTATCTGCCGTGGGTTGTGCCGGGCCTCGAAGATGGGTTCGCGCGGCAGGCCATCACCTACGAGACGCTGGAAAGCGGACTGGAGGCCACGTACTCCGTCGTGGATACCCAAACCCACGTCGCGGCGCCCTGGCCGGCGACGCAAATCAGTGGGGATTACTCTTGGTCCACGAATATCGAGTCCGGGACGTGGCTGCACCATGCGGAATGCACGCTACACGGTTCGCCAGAAGCGGACCCCAAGTTGCTGTTTGCGCAGGCATTCCGCGTCATCGACCAGCGCATCAATTATCTGGCCCGCGCTGCCCCGGGCGGACCAATCAATCCGAACATGCTGATGGATTGCGTCGTGAGCGAGCATGTGGGGCGTGAAAACGTGGTGCGTGCCGCCTTCACGATCAAGATGATGGCCGAAAGTGGCAGTATCACCACGTTGCTGGGGAATATCGTACGGGATCAACTGGCCAAACCGTTGGCGCTCGAACCGCTGCAGGGCGTGCCGTACAACATTCTGCATTCGCGGATCCCGAGCCTGTACGGCACGGTGCCGTGGGGCGGCGCGCGCAATCCGGCGACGTTGTTCCTGATGCACTGTTACTGGCAGGATCCCTGCTCGCGCGTGAAGTCGATCTACCAGAACACCCAGCCCGGCCAGTACCCAGGGGCAGCCCCTGGGTATCCTCCACAACAGGATCGTTACCCGCAGGAGATCCAGGGTCAGCAGACGCAAGCATTGCCGCCTGGGGATTTGCAGTACATCGACGTGCAAGAGGCAGCGCTGGGCCTCTACACGCTCGCGCGGATCAGCGACGAATACACGACGGATGAACTGATCGTACAACTGCCGATCGCCAACCGGCAAGGCGGAGTGCCGACGGGCCCCACTTGCGTCCTCCTCGACCTGGCGGACGGTGCGTCGAAGCGCACGATCCGCTACGAGGCCGAGCGGGTGGACGAATGGCCGCGGATTCCCAGCCCCGAGGATGCCTACGTAGACGGGACGATCAAAGCCAAGCTCGCCAAGTGGTGGGTCGAGGCCCCGGGCGAGCGGACGACGGTCGATGGCATGAAAAAGATTCGCAGCCTCACGGGCGTCTACGTGTATTACCTTGACCGACCGCCCACCGTACAGGCTACAATCGCTCTCGGGCGGTTGCCGATTCACACTTTCACAGGGACGAAACTCCCACTCGCGCAGATGGCGCTTGCCTCCATCGCGCCGAACGCCAGCTAAACAGGAGTATTCCGCATGGCCATCAATCTCGTGGACGGGGTCGATTTCAACGGGCTCTTCGATATCGTCGGAAAATATGCCTACGCCCTGGAGACGCTCAATACGGCCCGCCTGACGACGGTCCCGGCGGAAGTCACTGATGGCAACGACCAGTACAAGCTCAAGGACGATGCCACGGACGCGATGGACGCGACCTATTCGGCGATTGGGGCCGGCGTGCTGTCCTGGCAGGCGCAGGGCTCCGCACTGACGAGCCCGATTCGCTCCCACGTCCAAAACCTGGTTATCCAGGTCTGCGCCGTCGACGACGTGCAGGCGGATGCGACGCTGGTGACGGCCCTGCGGTATCTGCTGCAAGAAATTCTCGACCAAGACTATTACGTGGACGCCAACACCGTCTCGGTCACACTGGCCGCGGGCGGCGGGAATGGTGCCACCGATTTGGCCATCGCCTACACCCACAAGCGCGGTGACGGGCTGGTGCAGGAGAACGCCTTGGCCGAAGTGATTGCCGTGTCGATCACGGCCGCCGGTTCCCTGCCGACACTCAAGTTTATCTCCGATCCGAAAGCTGACCTGCTGTCCGAGCAATGGCCGAAGGGGTCGGGAGTGGCGAGTCAACTGACCGCGACGCAAGCCAGCGCGAGCGAACTGAGCAACGGTGATCTGCAGGACGCCGCCACGGCCAACATCCCGGACGAGTGGATTGTCGGCGTGGGCGTGGTGGGCACCGATTGGGTACTGACGGCTCCCGAGCAGCAGACGGTGACGATTGCCAGCAGCCCGACGGCGGGCGGCTACTGGCTCAAGTGGGTGAACCCGGATGGGATTGAGCGCGCGACGCCGAAGCTGGCGTTCAACGCCAGCGCGTCCGCCGTACAAATCGCCCTGCGCACGATTGCTGGGCTCGAACTCGTGACCGTTACGAGCACGGGCACGACCCCGAATTTCGTCCATACCGTGGTGTTCACGGGAGTCGCGGGAAATATCAACCAACTGACCGCGCTGAACGCCTTGGATGTTGGCACCATTACGCCGGCGACAACTGTAGCCGGTTCGGACAACTGCTACATCGGTGTGGGTCTGTTGCTCGTGGGCGACGCCGCGACGCTGGCCACGTATTACCATGCCCTTTCATTGACGCCGGATACGGTGTACTTCATCCAGTGGCGGCACAAGAAGACCGCGACGCCAGCGGCCGGCATCGTGAGGATTGCCCTCGTCAACGAGATTGCGGGGACGGTCTTGAATGATTCCGCCGGAACCGCCAACAGCGTGTCTTACGACCTGACGGCCGGGACCGTCACGACCTCGTTTGCCAGCGCTTTTCTGGCCGTCCGCGTGGCCCCCACGGCCAGCCAGCCGGTGTACCTGGAGATCAAGGCCACCACGGCGATTAGTGCCGGCACAGCGTATTGCATCGACGAAATCCAGATTCGCCAGGCCACCCAACTCTACGCGGGCGGAATCTTCGTGTCGGCCTTCGCTGGTAAGACGCCGCCGAGCACGGCGGATACCTGGACTCTGACCGTGGCGAATAACCGCGCCAGCAAGTGGCAGGAATGGATGAATCGCTTGTGCAATATGGCGGGCAGCGAATTGCGGATTCGGACGGCTGGGGCGACGCTGATTAACGATGCGCTGATCGGATAAAGGTGACACCTTATGGCACTTGTCAAGTACGAAGCCTCTGCGGGGATTCAGCCAGAACGCGAACAGTACGCG